GCATATCTTACTCTTAATGTGTGGATTTGTCCCACTGGGCCAGTCATTGGCTGCACGCCCACTAATTCGTTGGCGATAACAGTTGGCATAACCCGTCTTATCACTGGTAGAATTACTCTATTTAGAGTAGCTACGTTACCTGCAGAGGTCGCACCAGAGGTTGCTGTTTCAGCGATGTACTTCTTTGTGTTTTCTAAAGTGACATCCATAACAGATTTTCTGTTGCCTTTTAAACCTTCCAGTAACGCTGCTTTCGTTTCCGACCAGCGAGCTTCTGTTAGTTCTGACATTTTATTTGTCTCCTTTGTTGTTTATTATAAACCAGCAAGTCTTCGAATTTCAAATATGTTTTTCTCGAATACTTGTCTAATGTTAGTATTTGTATTTGTTTTGTCGCCTGTTACTTCAGTGCCTTCTTTTAAAGCCTGTTTAGACTTTGCTGGGGTATTGCCGTTGATTACCGCTGGCATGTATTTGTCAAACGCCGATCTTAATTTTGATGTTTGTACAGTTTCCAGTAAGTTCTTCATTATTTCTTTTTGTTCGGTGTTTAGAGGAGCTGTAAGCTCACCAATCACCACTATTCTCTCTGCTGCATCTTTCGCCGATTGTATTTCTTGGTCTTTAGACTCAATTAATTTGGCATTCTCTTGTGCAGCTTTTTTCGCATCTTCTATTTGTTGATCTTTGATCTTGACCACTTTTAGAAGTTTAGCTGTTTCTGATTTTTCATTGAGATAGCTGTTGGCATACTCTTCTGAAAAACTTTCAAACAGTCTGCGTCCAAAGTCGTTCTTCCTTGCAGAATCAATGTCTTCTTTCAGTTGACTAATTTCTTTCTTAAGAACTTTGTCCACTGTGTCAGATACCAATGTTGCACTTTTCTGTATGAAATTCTTGCGAACTTTTGCAAAGTGCTCTTTTGCTTCTCTGATTAGTCTTACTTTTGTTTCTGCTATGTCTTGTTTGTCTTGATGAAATTCTGCGATTTCTTTTGACAGAGCATCCACCACAAAATCTTCCAGTCTGCTGAAATTTTCAGACACGACTTTTTGATCTGCGTGTAATTCTTCGATTTCCGCTTGTAATCTTTCAAACACAAAATTTTTAAGAGCTTCTGTGTTTTTTGTCATAGAAATTGCGTACTGAGCTTTTTGATCAGCTAATTGTTTGCGATCTTCTGCAAATTCAGCTATTTCTGCTGTCAATTTTTCTGATACTAATTTGTCCACGGCATCCACTAACTGTGATTTGTCGTGAGCATATTTCTTAGCAAACTCTTCACGTAATTCTGCTGTGGCTGCAGTTTTATTTTCTGCAACTTTTGTATTCCAAGCAGCTTCGATTTCGGCTCTGATCTCTTTTGAAATTGCGTTGTTTTCAAAAAGTGATTTCAGTGCATCTAGCATTGTTTTTTCTCCTATTTGTTTACCGGAGTTTACTGATGATATTCACCAGTTGTTCCTTTAAGTATTGTTGTGCCTCTGTGTCCCTTGCGATGTTTAAAGCTCTATAGCCACCTTTTGCATTTAATAAATGTTCATAAATGGGGGTGGGGTATGCACCCGGAGCCGAAGGTTGTGCCACAATGTCCACAGTGATGATTTCAAATTCACTCACTGTGCCTGAGCCATCTTCTCTCACGTTGCCGCTGCCACGACTAGAGACTCCTAGTTTTACGCCGCTTTCCAGCATTGTTTTTACTAAGAGTCCCATAGGCGTTGGTAATATTTTTAATTTCCCATGTCCGTTTGGTCCATCCATCCACATGCTTGACAGCATGTGACTGACGCGATCCAAATTGATATTGAGACCTTCTGGATGATCCACTTCGCCCAACACTGAGTAACCACCTTTGATTTGGTCATTAAGTGTGTTGACAGCCCTACTGATTTCACTAACAGGATACACTCTTTGATTGGCGTTCTTCACACCTCCCTGAATGCAGATACCTTTCATGTAAAGGCTCTTACCCCCGTTTTTGTCTTCTGTAGACTCGACGACCAAACCTGCTTGGTCAAATGTCAATGTTTCACGTAGTGTTAACATCTAATATGTAGTTCCTTTTGGTTACTACTTGCTACCCAAAACGCTGGTGGTATTATCTGCCTTATCAGCGGTTTCTGGGCCTTTGGCTTTCACCATTTTGGAAGCATTGCCGCCTGGCACATTTACATTGCCTGCGTCATTTTTTTCAGCTTTTGGGGCTGGTCTTCCTTTTTCTTCTGAACCTACAAAATCAACAGCTTTTCCACCCATTGCTTTCGCTTGCTTTGGTGTTGGAGATTTTTCGTTGTCAGTGTTGTCTGCGTGTTTCACAGCAACTTTGTCAACGTATTCTCTCATTTGTTCTCTGTCGCTTTTGGATTCAGCAGCTGGTTGTGCGCCAAGTTCGGAAGTTACAGGAGCTTGCGCTACTGGAATTTCCTCTGCACTTGGTTGAACTTCAACAGCTTCTTCTTTTTCTTCGCTGTCTTTGTCGCCTTCGTCTGACATCATTTTTTCAAACTCAGCTTTTAGTTCTTCCACTGCATCTTCTAGATCTTCGATTTTGTCTTCGATCTTATCCTCTTTGGAATTTTCTTTGTCATCAGACTTCTCTGCATCTTCAATGTCTGCAAGCATGTCATCAGTAGCATCACCACCAACTTCTGTGGTTGCAGCAACTGGTGCAGCCACTTCAGCAGCTGGTGCCACTGTGGTTTCTGCAGTTGCAGTGTCTGAAGATTCTTTCTTCATTTCTTTTGAATCTGCTTTTGCGTCTTCTTTGTCGTGTTCTTTCTTGTCTGATTTTTTCTTAGCTTCGTCTACTGTTGTTTCTGCTGGTGCATCTGCAACTTCAACATCTGCTAGGTCTGTTTCTAATAAATCTGAATAGATTGCTCGGCTTTTTTCCACAACTATTTCATGAAATAGCGCTTCAGCTGCCGCTCTGTCGTCAGCGGTAAGTTTTTCTAGCATCTGTTCAAACTTGTTGATTTCGTTTGACATGTGTTTCTCCTTTGGTTAGTTTTTTGATAAGGCTGTCGTGTTTATTTAACAATTTTGTCTAAAAGTGGGCAGATATAGGGTGTTTTTGACTAATTTTGTGGAGGCTTTGGTCTGCAGTATAAACTGCGAAAATCCGCCACTGTGATCTCTGAATAGTTTTGATATTTTTTAAAATCCTCCGCTTGATAGCCCATTCCTATGGTTTCCACCACTCTCACATACTTGTTTTTGGGGTATTTTTGTATGATCATGCCGGTTTGCCGCTGCCAATTGCCATGATATGTGGCAGGGTCTGTGAGTTTTCTGTAGTTTCGGGTGCTTCCGTAGATGTTATTCAGTTTGCCCTCAGTGGTGCCTACAAAATCAAATCCCAGCAAATAAAACAGTTTGTGTTTGTGTTCTGTGGCTAACCACAGTGCTGTGGGGCCTGAACTCCAGCCTTGACTGGGTTTAAAAAAATGTAATCCAGGATGTTTTTCTAAGTTTTTGTTGGGATTAGTCCACACTTCATGACGCATCTGCCATTTGGCCTCACATATTTCATTGATCATTTTAGCATCAACAGCAATGAGATAATGTGGTGCGTAATCTCTGTAGAGCGCATTACAACCATAGGTTCTGCCCCATTCTCTGATATGATCCAGTCTGATTGACTTGCGACTGACACCATTGCCCAACACAAAAGCAATGCTGGTTTCGCCGGTCACATGGGTGTCGGCAGTTTGCACAGGGGCAGTAGCCACTGGCACATTGACATCTATCGGCACTGCTTGTTTTCTTGCTCTGTGCTGATGTTTGGCTGCTTTACGCTGTTGTTTTAGCAATTTCCACTGTGCTTTAGTGTAAGAAGTTTTGTCTAGTTTGGCCATTGGTAGGCTGTAAAGTTTATGCTGGCGGTTGGTTACTTGCTAAACCGTACATTTTACGAACAAATTCTAATTCCTTGGTTTGCTCTTGGCTATGAAATTCGCTGGCTTTTCTAGCACGATTGATCTGTGATAGCGTCAGTCTAGTTTTGCGTGTGTCTCCTTTGTTGATGATAGATTGATCATATTTAGGGTCGTATAGACTGTGAATAGCAGAATCCATTTCGTTTTTGTCAAAGTAAAAGATTTCACGCAATAGCATGAAATTATTTATCTTTAGGTGGTGGGTGTTGCGCCTGGTGTGGCTGGTGGAGTTACTGGAGCGTCAGCTTCAGGACTCTGTGCTGCAACATCAGTTTGAATATTTGTAGGCGTTATGCCTGCACTGCGCAGTTCAGCCCCTGCTGTTGTAGGTTTAATTTTGAACTGCTCATCATTTTCTTCACGCCATAATCTTTCATTCTCTGATAATTCTTCTGCAGTCAAGCCCAAAAATCTCATCAGCGCATATCTGTTGCTGATGTAAGGTATCTGTGATACCTGTGTAAATGTTTGTACTCTATTGTTGTCCAATTCTGCTTGCCTGTAGCTGGCAAAATTTTGTGGCGTTTGGAACTTGATATCGAACATGCTGACATCTATGTTCACACCTTTGCTCAATAAAAATTTTTTGAAATCATTGTTGAATTCATCTGAAATTAAATTTTGCAGTCTTTCACAATAGTTGTTGAATCTCAATTCCTGTATGTATGCTGTGCCTACTCTACCGTCAGAATATTGTGCTTGTCCGTCATCGGGACCTGTGGGCAGATAAGAACTGGGAATACGCAGACCACGCAACAATTTATTAGTGAAATATTTCAAATCATCAATTTCACCAAGATTGGTACCACCCGGCAGAGTTTCAACTTTGGATCCACGACCCTCTGCTGTTTGCGGGAAAAAGAAATCTTCGTTGATGCTGAGTGGATTGTAGGCAGAATCTATCACATTGGTGCCACCACCTGTGGCAGATGGAATACGTCTTTGATGTATTTCAGTTTTTACTCTCTCCACAAATTGCATGGCCAAATGAGATGGCATATTGCCCACGTCCACATAGAACACACGTCTTTCTGGGGCTCTTTGCACTCTGTAAATAATGATGGCGTCTTCCAACAATTCTTTTTGTTTGTACACTTTAAAGATGCCTTCCAACAAACTGTTGCCAAAAGGAAAGTTGTTGTCTAAACCTTCACTCAAACTCAAGTGTATCACATGTTCCGCACTCACTGCAATCTCTTTCATGTCTGTGCTGAATCTGCTGCCAGTGCTGGGAGCAGTGTTGCCTACCATGCCTCTCACGCCACCTGTCAAATAACCTTGACCACCGCCTGTCACATTGCCAGTGGTTTGAAATGGTGTGGTAGCCACCATGTTTTTAAAATTGAGATTCACATCACGTATCATGTATTGTTCAGGTTTTTTGCCTTCAGATTCATTCACAATTATTCTTGACACTTTGGCTGGATCCACATGGAACCATCGTTTGGTTTCTGGATCTCTGATAAAAAATGCGTCACCATATTTGAACACGTTTCTAAATATGCGGAACATTCTCTTATTGAAATTGTTCACTTTGCACCATTGTTGTAGGTACTGTTTCAAAATAGTGATTTCAGTGTTGGTGGCTTTTTGTTTGAAATTAAATTTAAAATTTGTGTCGTTTTGTTTGTTCTGTTGAGTGCAAAACTCTGCCAGTATGTCCAGTGCAGCGTTCACTTCAGAATCCAAATCCATGGTGTTGTACTGCCCATATCTTTCCACTCTGTTGGGCGATCCCACATACACGTCAGGCAGATAAGAACTGTAGTTGGCTTGTGCAGGTCCAGCCAGTCTTCCTGTTCTTGGATAGGTCACATCACCTGTGGGCAATTGACTAAAATATCTTTTCCAACTCATTATCCCTCTGCTGTGTTTTCCGCTGTTTGTTTTTGATATCTTGCTCCAGATCTCAACACATCCAATATCTCTTCCATAGTAATATTTAACTTCTC